ATCCTACAGGATCTTTACCGTCATCAAACACGCCAGGGTAGTCTGTTGTAAATGCAAAACTCCACACTCTGTGTGTTCCTTTGTATAGCTCACCAAACTCATAGTTTTCCAATGGTACTTCGTCTACCCGCCAAGCCATATTTTGTGGCTGTGCTCGTAGTCCAATACATTGTAGAACTGTTTCCCAGTTGCGTTGTTGATTACGCTCTAGTTCTTTTCCATCCGCGTCACGAATCATCTTGGTTTCAGTGATATCAACCAATGTATAACCTATAACAGCTCGTTCGTGGATAGTGCTCATGTTATTATTTAGTCACAAAAAAAGCACCTGGCGGTGCTTTTCCTGTCACGGTGAATAAGTGATTACTGACGTGATAGCTTCAAGCCACGGTCAAATACCAATGCGTTGGTAACTGTAACAGTACCATAAGCACCAATGTTAGCACCGTTAACTGCACGGATATAAGTCTGTACAGCGGCGTTGCTTGTCCAACCTGAACGCTCAACGATAACGCTCATTGCGGCGCCTAGGTCACCAGCGGCTGCTGTACCTGCGTCAATTTGGTATGCCAACACAGTTGAGTTAGCGGCAATGTTACGTAGCAATGCAGAAACTGCGCCTTCTTTGCCGTCTGCGTTAGGGCCACCCAACTCAGCTTGCAAGTTACCCAACACTTCAACGCGATATGCGTTTAGTGGAGTAGCAATACCCATGGAAATCAATTGTGCGTTTGCGTTTGGTGTGATTTGCTCACCAACGTTGATGGTGGATTGTGCACCACCGTTTACTCTGTTAAATACAGCCATTTTATTTCTCCTAATATGTAGCGACTATGCGCTTGTAAATATTTATGATTAAGACAAAAATCTCACATATTTGGCAGTAGTTCCACAATGTCTAACAGCAAGGAATGACGGTGTATTTCTCTGCGTATATTATCAATTGCCATGCGTTTTTCCATGTCATTGGCCCTGCGCCAGTCTATTACTGTACGGCGCACACTCCACAGCGTACTATCATTGATTTGTAGCATGGCTTCTAGATTAAGAAAAAACTGACGTACCATGCCAGATGAAAAATAACGCTGTTTAAGGTTCTGCATGTAGCTGTTGATCTGTAGCATGGGTGCGCTGACATCAAAGTCTACTTTGATTTTTTCTTCGTATTCGCTTTGGTTGTTTAATATGCACACTAGGTTTGCAACATCTGTGGTGCCCATACGCATACTGTCAAAGTCGCCAAATTGTAGGGTTTTAACGGCGTAGTTACGCACAGCATATTCATCTATTTTGCGAGCAAGTTCTAGTGCTAGCAAAGCCACATACAAGGTTTTGCCCAACTGATGTGCTGATTGCCCACGCAATCCGCCTGCACCACGAAACATTCTAGCTTCTTTGAGATCTTGTATGAACTCTAGCATTAGCCATTTTTAGCAAAGTTTGCTCTGCTAAATCCTAGTCGGTCAATTAGCTTGAACTTGTCTGCGCCGCCGCCTACCACGTAACCTTCATGCCCTGGATCTTTGCCAGTGAATGCTTGCACATCACCTGTGGCTTGTTGCCCGTCAATTTGCTGTTTGATGTTGATCTTTAAGTTGTATATTGCAACCCAGATAGCAAACATACCTTCTAGTCCTACTTTGCCTTCTCCGTACAACCAACCTTTACCACCTCCTAGTAATTTTTCGCCAGCAGTTGGACTTAGATTTTTACCAAGGTAGTCATAAAAACCAGCCAGCATGTTATCAAAGTTGCCTGAAGAAATCTTGCTGGTAATGTACTTGCTAGCCAAGCCAATAATGCCTTTGGCTTTCATTAGTGTAAGTTGCCCAATGAAGTCTGTGACTGCTTGATTGTATTTTTTAACTTCTGCATTGGCAGCATCTACTGCGGTCTTGTCCATCTTGACTTTGGGCACAGGCATTTCTCCTGTTACAAACCAAATTGGGTTACCGTCTTTGGGCAATCCACCAGTGCCTTTTAAGGGCTGGTCTGGCTCGCCAATGCTGGGAATAAAACTGTGTACAGCAATGCCTGCAACACTATTGGCCACACGCTGTCCCATATCACTGTCTGCTTTTACTTTGTAGGTAACTGTGTTGGGCTTGAATACGTAGAAGCCGGCTGTGGGCTGTAGACGTCCTGCATATAGCAAATCGCCGAAGTAAAAGCCCCTGAAATTGCCGGGAATGATGGTTTCTAGTGCCGGCCATAGCAGGTTTATCTTGCCGTACAAATCAGCACGGTCAGCACCGCGGTTGATGTCGTATTGTTGGAATGCTTCTGCGCTGGTAACACGGCCTTCGCCAGACTTCTTTTCAAACATGTGTTTGTCCATTACCATCAGCTGTCCATCGACGTTGCGGCCAAACACTAGTGCAGGAAAGCCGTCCCACTTGATAGTAGTAAGTTCTTTGCCCTGTGCCATGGCAGCAAGGCCTGCAATGGCCTGTTGTGCGCCAGCAATGCCGTCAGTCCAAATAGCATCCTCAGGATGCACAATGCCTTCCTTGATCACTTGTGGTTTACGTGCAAATACTTCTGTTATTTTCATCTGAAATAGCCTCGCACCATGTCAAGGCCCTGTTGTATTTTTGTTCTATCTGCATCAGCACGAGCAATAGCATCTGGCGTTTGCGCTTTATCACGTTTCTTGCCTTGTATGTCTATCATTGCTTTCTCTTCGTACCGTGCCCAAAACTTATTTAAGTAATCTTGCGCTGAGGTAAAGTTCTTTAGGTCACCTTTACCAAACATATCATTGACTTCACAGCTTTCAGCAAATGCTTTTAATCCTTGCACCATTGTGGCAATTTTAACATTGGCAATATTAACACCGCCGTAGGTCTTTAGTGCAGGTCGAACACGTGGACGCTCCACACCCACTTGCTGTGCCAAGTACATGAATGTATCGTAGATAAACGATTCAGGATTTGTTGTGACTGTGACTGTCTCTGTGTCTTTTTGTTTGCTGAAAGGCACACGCTCATTGTCAATGATCTTTAGTTGTACGCCAGCATGTTGTATGCTCATGTCTAGTAGTTCACCAAACACACTCCACATGTTGCCTGTCAACAAGCCTTTGATACCATGCTCTGGTGTCACACGGGTAGCACCCCAGGCTCGCATCTTAGGCTCATGCCACATAAAGTCTACTTGTACAAATGCGTCTTGTCCTATTTGAATAATAGGATGCCCTGGTTTGCTTTCAGCAGGATGCACATAGTGCGGGCTTGCTGTTTTAACAAACTCGTCTGCTAGCTTGTTCCAGTGACTGGTAAACTGTCCGTATGTCAAACCTTCAACAGGAGGAGCAATCATTTGCAAGTCAATGTCACCGTATATTTTGTCTGGATCGTTTTGCGTGTCGCGTTCGTGGTAAGCACTAGATCCTGTTGGCGATCCCATTTGCACAGGACTAGAACCTTGTTGTTCTAACCAAGCATTGAAGTCTTGCACAAACTGTTGTACAACACCTAGTGCAATTTTAACAACCGCAGGCTTGATCACAGTACCTTGTGTTACTGTAGTATCCCACCCGCCTTCGTTGATAAATTCATGTATTTTCATTGGTCTACCAGAATATTTTGCATCTGGCGGAACCACACGGATGAACCTTCGGCAACTGGCTCGTGTAAATTAAGTATGCCCTTGGCGGCGTCATCACGAGCTTGTGCTAGCTTGAGGTCACGTTGAGGATCATCAGCTAGTGCTTTTATAATACTTTTAACGCTGTTAAAGTCTACTCCTGTTGCGCCAGGAATTAACTTGGCAGCAACACTATCTCGATCCGGGCCGGCAACCGGTTCATTTGTGTCGCGGCGTAGCAGGTTACCACTAAATGCATCAAACTTCAAGCCTAGGGGTTTACCTATGCTGTTCATTAGGATGAATATGGCATTACCTTTGAAGTCAGGATCATCATAACTACCACGCGGTCCGTGTTGATGCCAAGGTGCAACCCCAGTGGCATTTGGAATGACCATAAGGTCTACTTGTCCAAATGTACCGTCAGGAAGTGGCACACGTATGTGTACGTTGCGCCCTTTCATTATGGTCTGGAGGCCTGTTTTTTCGGTTAAAGCATTAGCTAGCCACTGCTTGGCTGCTTTTACAGGGTCTTTTTTATCGTCCTTGGTACCGGCTTTTTCAATAACTTGATCTTGGTCTAGGAACAGGTCCATGTCCCCACTTGCAACTTTGAAGCCTGCAGAGCCAATATGTGGCTCCACTTTGAAACTAGGCAATGCGGCCTGCACAAATTTTAACACGCCAGGGACATATTCTTTCTTGATGTCCACTACGTCTGGCCAAATATTGCCGCCTTCATTTAACTGCATGTTTACTCCTGCTTGAGTAAGAAGTTTTCAAACTCACGTGCTAGCTTTTGGTCAGCTGTCTCTTTAATGTACTTGCCACCGTATGTGCGTTTGCGTGATTCGTTTCTGGTGCCTGTTGCTTGGGCCACACGCTGGTCAAAATTAGCACGTTCTGCATTGGTAGGAGCCCCAGGATTGTTTGATGCAATACGGCTTGGGCCTAGTGGATTTCTAGGTGCCTGTTGCTGACCTGAGCCGCCGCTGGCAGCTTGTTGTTTAACTCTATTAACTGTATCTTGTGGTTTTTCACGCGGTACACTTGCGCTGGCCTTGCGTAGCTGTGCTATTTTTTCTCTATAGGCAGTAGGAGCACTACGTTGCAGTACGCTTAGTGCTGTGTCAATAACTGTGATTAGATCGTCAGCATATCCTGGATTGGTCATACGTGCAAGCAGTGGTAAAATAGTAGCTGTTGCTTGAGCAACTTTTCCGTCGCCGGCCATGCCGCCCTGTCCACCACCTTGTTGTCCACCACCTTGTTGTCCACCACCCATCAAACGGTCACTAACGGATCCACCGCTGCCACCTCCACCACCCATAGATTGCTGAATTTGATTAAGAAGGTCTTCTGAATTCCCACCAATTGGATCTAAGGCTGGTTCTTGTCTTCCACGACCTCTGTCATAGTATGCAACTTCGCCGTTGTGTACTCTATATCGGTATCCTTCTGGTGCTGGCGGAAGGCCTTGTGTTGCTTGTGCGTATTCTGCATCTTCTGCGCCACCAGCTTGTTGTGCCTGACCTGCACCACCTCCAGCGTTTGGAAGTGCTGCCAAAGCTCTTGCATCGGCGCCTCCACCACCAGCTTGTTGTGCTGGCTCAGCTGGAAGTGCTGGCGCTGGAAAGTTCAGTTGTTGATACAACTGTGTGATCATTTCGTTAGGAACTTTTAGACGTTGTAAGATTGACGCAATCTGGTCTGAGTCTGTTGGACTACCTGCATCTTTCCAGTGGCGCTTTAGACCATTGGCAGTTACTTTAGTAGTCGAATCTTTCCACTTGTCTTTGACCCAGTTGCCTAAACGGCCAAGGCCAGTTTCAACACCACGTGATGCTCCTGTGCTGGTTGCACCTTTGTATTTGGTATCAAACTTGCCTTCTGGATCTGCTGCCAGGTAAGGCATGGTGTTGCCGGCTGGTGCTTGACCAGTAGCTAGTCCGCCAACATTACCGCCCGGAAGTTGTCCTTGTGGACCTGCTGTGTTAGATGTATTAGGCGCTGGCTTATTCTTGGCCATTGCACGTGGATCATTGGCATTGCCTGGACGATCATAAACTGCTTCATCAATACGCTGTAGGTTCATGAACAATGTCATTACGCCTGCTTCAGTCAGCTGAACTGAATTACGTTTGCGTCCTAGACTTTCGTTCAGTGCCCACTTCTGTACTGTGGATTGTTTGTCTACCATCATTGAAGTAGGTAACACAATTAGTTGGATACCTTCTAATAGCTCTCGACCAGCTTTGAACTTAAAGCTCTCGGCTCGTTGTTGACCTAGTTTGTCAAATATATCAGGAACTGGTGCGCGAGGCGGTGCGGACGCAGATGGCGCCGGTGTTTGTGCTGTGGCGGCTTTGCTGCCGGCAGCGGCTTTGGCATTGGCAACAGCTTTAGCAGACATGCCACCATCAGATCCATATTGACCTGCTTGTGTTTTGGCGTTGATGTTTTGTGCTGTCATGGCATGGTCGCCTTGATATGCACCTTTGTAGGCAGCGGCATCAATATTCTTTGGCAATACAATTTGATCGCCCGGATGAATAATGTTAGGATTACCATCAGGACCAAACTTGCCTGGATTTAGTTTTGCTATTTCGTCAGGATTTACTTTGTATTTGTCAGCCAATTGACTCAAAGTATCACCTTGTTTTATTGTAATAGTCTGTGTCTCTGCACCGGGCGTAACTGGGTTAACAGGTGCATTAGGATCAACTGGTTTAACAGGTGCATTAGGGTCAACAACAGGTGCATTAGGGTCAACAACAGGTGCATTAGGATCAACAACAGGTGCATTAGGATCAACTGGATTATGATGGAATGGATTTAGAGTGTTTGGATCAAAATTCTGTATGGTATTGGCCGCGGCTGAGCCTGCATGTGCAATGGCCTTTGCGCCCATTGCTGTACCTGCAGTCTTTAGACCAGACCCAACTGACGTGCTAAGTTGATGGCCTTGTACCATGCTGTCAATCATTTTGATAGCACCCAGTGCCACAACTGGGCCTGCGCCACCTGTTAGAATACCTGTTAGTACGCCAGCAACACCCCAGAAAAACTTGCTGGTGTTTGGATGTTTTTGTACAATTTGTTTGTATTGATCCAGCGCACGTAGTACACTAGAGCCTTGTGTGCTCTTGCCCATGGCAGTCGAAGCTTTTTGCTTCAAGTCATCAAACATACTGTCCACACCTTTGACTGGTGTAGTGTCTTGTAGTGCTTGTGCCAGGCCTTTGATCTTGGCACCTAGTGCGCCTGCCATTTCGCCTGCTTTGCCTAGCATGGTGCGGTTGCCGCCACCTGCTGTCATTGCTTGTTCTGCATTGGTAAACAACGTGTGGATTTCGCCCACATTGAGTTGTTTACCTTCAGTTAACTTGTTTAACTCACGAGCAAAATTGTATGCTTCCTTGTATATAGGATGCGCTTCTGCTACTGGGTTAGTCGTCGCTGTTAGATGATGTGCTTTCACTACGTATTCTCCTGATTCCGCGAATAAATTTCTTTGGATCCTGAGCACGTATACTATTGAGCAAACGTCTTTCTAATTCAGAAGCTGAATCACTATCGTAGCTTTCGCGGATAGTATTGATCAAGTTTATTGCACCTTGTATCACATGGTCAGCACGACTTTCCAGCACGTTTTCTTTGTCTTTGTCGACAAAAAGGCTGTCAAGTTCTTCTAAAATGCTCTTAGTTTTCCTAAGCACAGCAGGACTCCATTTGTATTATTTATGTGGATTAGTGATTACGGAATAGTTACGAGTTCTGCGCTTTGATACCTGCAAGCATACTTTTCAGCTTGCTACCATTTACGTCTGCTTTTATTTGTGGTGTTTCCAAGTTAAACCCTTCTTTAGCTTGTGGCTTGGGCCACTTGGTTGCTCCGCCCACATCTTCGTCACTTGCAGTAACGTTTGATTTGGCTTTGATCTGATTCATAATACTGCTGGCATGTGGCTGGTACCCACTGGCATCTTCGCCCTCGTCTGTGATACGCATGGTTTCAATATTGTAAGTTAAATCAATCTTCATGCCCACGCCTGTACTAGAGCGAGACTTCATACACTGAATTTGATAACGTCCACGCTCACGCATGGCACGTGAAGTAAAGATACCAAACACGTTATCTGCTGTGTTAATCTTTGAAATACCACCGGAAATATGACT